GTAACTGCCGCTGGATCCATGACTTCTTCTACTTCTTCTACTTCTTCTGGTCCACCCATTCCTGCTACGAAAGGTGCTGCAAGAGCTCCAGCTCCTGCTGTAAGAAATGCTGTTTTACCATCAAAATTTTGACCAAAAGGATTTAGCTTCGAAAGGAAGCTAGCTTTGTTAACGGGTCCAGCTCTATTCATTACAGAACTAATTGGAGCCTTAGCAAATCTACTCATTAAATTTTGTTTACCTGCATTAAACAATCCACTGATACCACCAGTTTTTCCAAAAACACTCGGTGCACTACCAAACATTGATCCAGCACCTCTACCTAATAAGCCACCAAATTGAGTTCCCGGTATACCAAAACCTATAGCTCCCGCTATAGCCATTTTACCTAGTGGACTTTTAGCAATTTTCTTAACACCACGTACAGCTTTTTTTACAAAGCTACCAAAACCATAGTTCTGTCTTGGAGCACTTAAAGCCCCTAAGCCACGTTGCATCTGTCTTGGTTGTTGCATTCTTGAAATTGCCATAATTTAATCCTAGTTTATCTGTTCTACTTGGTTTCTGCAAACAAATCAAGACTTGGCATGATAACATTTACGTCCTGTGCCATCTCTTCTGCCTTAAAACCCTTAGCTTCCCAGTCTTTTCTTTCCTTAAAGACTTCTCCAGTTTCTTTGTGTCTGTATGTTGTAATAACTTTTTCTGCCTGTATCACTGGTATATCTTTATTCATTAGTCTATTTTCTCCTTTTTAATGTTTAAATAGCTAATAGCTATATCAAACGAATCTGTAGTGCTCGCCTGTACTGTAAAAGTTTTTCCACCTTCTACTATCAACGGTTGAGTTAATAATTCTACTGTAACATTAGCTGTAAGTGCTGCTGATTTTATGGCTGTAATACTGTTGTTTGTAACAGTAACTGCCGGTGTACCTGCTGATGTAACAAGTAATGATTTAATAACTATAGTTTCATTAATCAACGGATTGCCTGCTCCTAATGGAACTAATGCATTACCTGTTGTATCATTATCTATACCTTTAAATTTGTATTGGTTTACTACTGCCATTATTCTAAAAAGAAAGCTCTAGCTTCTATCTCCTGTTTAAGTTCTTCTTGAAAAGATGTATTTAATTTTGTAATTACACCGTCAAGATCTCTAACTAATGATTGGAAAGTTCTTTCCTCATATTCTTTAGATGCTCTAGTTAATGATTGTACAATTTTTGCCATTATAAAATACTTGCTAGTCCTCCGTTTTTAAAGCTGACTCTACCACCAACTTTATAGTTTACTCTACCACCAAAAAAGTATCCGGTTCTAACTGTAGTGTTATAGTTACCCACTCTTTTTCCAGGAAGTCCACCATTACCACCGTGTCCAATAATTCCACCATCTGCACTTGATCCCATTGAATCTGACCCACCTTTATCACTAGGTTCATTTCCTCTACCTCTACCACCACCATCCATAAAATCACTATCATATCCTGCTTGATAACCACCAGTTTCATTTTGCCTGTTTTCATTTTGCATTTTATTTGCTGCAGCTTTTCTTACTGTTTGTTGGGCTTTCTCTTGTTCTAAAAGAGTATTTAAATTTTTTTTTGAAAAATTTTTATTTGCTTTTTTTCTTGCTATCATTTTTGCAATTCTAGAAGTTCTTCTTCTAGCTGATCTTGCAGCCTTAGTATAACCACCACCTAAAGCATTTTGTTTATTTAATTCCTCTTCATCAAAAAAATTACCTTGCTCATCTATTATCCCTGCTCCTAAAGTTCTGTCTTCCATATTTCTTGTCATGTAACCTAAAGCATTTCCTAGAAAAGGAATACCGCTAGCAGCTGAAACAATACCCGAACCAATTGCTTTACCAAAATTCATACCTTTACCTAAAGCTTTATCAACAGGAGAACCTCTAAAAGTGTTACCAATTTTATTTATGGTTTCTTTAAAAAAACCTTTGTCTTCATCTGCAACACCATATCCATAATTATTAGCATCAGCCATAAATTCTTGTGGGTTGTATGTATATCTTTCGTTAAAATTTATATTTTTATAGTTTCCCAAATTACCGGTATTGTTAATATTACTACCTCCACCACCGCCCCCACCATTATTTGTAAAAGCATTTGTATTTGTTATTCCACCTGATACCGGTGCTGCAGTTGGTGTTGTAGTCGGTGCCGTAAATCCTAATCTAAATTGTTCTTGAGGAACATATTGAAATTTTTTATATATTTCTTGATCGCCTTGGTTATAAAATCCTGCCATTATCCTCTCCTCCCATCGGGCATTATGTCTAATCTAAATGTTCCTAGTTTCCAATTTTGTGCAACAGCTATATTAGAAATCTGTAAAGCAATTGCTCTAGCTCTTACCCTTGTATCTTGTTTTGTTTGAGTTGTCTTTATATCAAAAGGTATCACTACAGGTACATTAATTGGGTAGTCTGTAGTAACTAGAGAAACTCTAGTATCTCCTACTTGTTCAATAAAATCAGGAATAATACGACTAATTTTTGCAATGTATTCACCATCACCTCTAATGTCGGGCATACCAATACTTTGTCCTGTACTACTTCTTTTCTGTGTAATATCAAATTCACCTGATTTAATAATTCCTTTTAATGGAGTAACTACTCCTCCTGCATCAATTTGATCTGTCCCTGTTTCATGTTCATAGTAAATTGTACAGCCATCAGTATTGCCTTGTACATCATAAGAAGTATTACTATCAGGATCATAATAGTTTGCATGTGGGTTTTTAAACACAGCAGAGTCTGCCCAAGAAGCTCTTGGTAAACCTATTTTTGTAGCAGCACCAGCTGAATTAGTTTCTGTTGTTATGGAATTTACGGTCCATACTGGTCTCTTATCACTTGATTCTAAATAATTATATGTGACTGCTCTGTCAATTTGATTAACCCCATCACTACAATAAAACCAATTTACTTCTGTGAACAAATTGTTTAGCCCACAGTTAATTAAATCTCGTGATGTAGTATTTAAATTATCGTAAACATAATCTTCAACAAAACAAGGCATAGATTTTAATTGACCATCGTATCTAAAGAAACCATTTTCTGACATCCAATAAGCAACACCATCAACTTCAACACATGCATTTTTACCAATCAATCCACAATTGGTTCCTACTTGTTGAAATGAAAAAGTAAAAGGTTGACCCACAAATTGCATTAAAAATAATCCTGTGTCGGTCCATACGTAGATTGCATCTCTACCTTTAATAGCTCCCATAATTTTAGAACCTGCAGCTAATCTTTGTGTACCAGCAGTATTTTCTGCCGTAACTGTATATGAATCTGTTTGATCAATACTTTCTTGAGAAGAGAATCTTATAAACATATCGTCTTGACTTGTTGTATCACCAACAGTTGTTTCTGTTCCAAAAAATACTAAGTGTCTGTCCGGTGTAGATACTAATACATGACGTGACGCTGTTGGGGCATTAGGTATAATAGTTGCTCTAATTGAAGTAGCATTTGCCGGTTGTGCATCCCATTCAAAACATGCACCATTATAAATAAGTGCAATTAATTTTGTACCAAAATTATCTAGAACCCATAAACCAGGATTAAGAGTTACATCATCTGTAGATGATTCACCCCATGCAACAAAAGCTGAAATATTACTTACCGTAACTCCTCCACTATGTGTAGCTTTAGTAGTACCATTTACACCCCTAGCTCCGCCACTTAAGGTCCCTGTTGCCTGGTCATTGTTTGTATAACTAATATCCTCTGTACCAATTCTAATTTCTCCAGAATCAGGAAACGCTGTTGAGTTTGTTAGAACTATATCAGTTGTTGTAGTATTTGTTAAAGCTGTTGCTAATGTAGTAGTTGCAATACCGGAAGTAGTTCCACCAAAATTTGCTGTACCCCAACCGAATCCACCTAATTGTTGTGAAGGACCTACATGATAAAAAGCAGCACCTTTACCATCTCCAGAATTATTTAAAGGAGTCCCTGTTTCATTGGCTGGCATTGTGATTGTTATTGTAGTAGATGTTGGCACGGATGTTGCCATAAATTTTTTGTCTTCAAAAGAAGCGTCGTTAAAAGTAGACCCTACTGCAGTAACTCCGCTAACATCATTAAACAATATAATATCATTTTCCACCATGCCATGAGGAGATGGGAATGTAACTGTAACCGTTGGTGATGCTGAAGAAGATGAAAAATTAATACTACCGATTGTTGTTCTTATTGGAGTAAT